GACCATTCTCCGGCACCCTGATAGGCCAGCAGTTCCGTCTGCCCACCGTCGTACTCAACCAGAACGTCCCCCGTGTAGGTGTCGTCGTAGTTCCGCAGGCGGAAGATGATCTGTCCGCTATCGCGCGTAATGAAGCGCCCGATGTTGAAGACACCCGCCGTGTCAGGGTCCATGGCCCCGTAGCTGTTTCGAGCGTAGCCCGTGCGGTTGCCGTCCTGACCCACGGTCAGGATATACCCGCCGGTAATCCCGCTGGCTGCTGTCCCATCCGAAATTACCCAACCATGGTCGTCTATAAGGGCCTGCCGCGCTGTAAGCCCCGCACCCGTGGCAACCGCATAACCGAAATTGATTGGTACGCCCGAGTTGGTCAAGTTCTGAGCCTCCCAAGCGGTCAGAACATCATTGTACCATTCCGTCGATAGCTGCCCCGGGCTATAACTCGGTCGGATGAAATTGTCTCCGTTACCCAGCGCCGTGACATCCCAGCCAGCTATGGCGGGCGCACCAATGACATTCGCAAGTCCTTCAAACATTTGGCGAATATCGCCTACATTTCCTGTATCCCACCCGCTCACGTCAGGGAGCGTTAGAAGCGCCGAGCAGTTAGTAAACATCAACCGCATGGTCGTTACACTTGATGTATTCCACTGGCTTACATCAGGCGGGGTTGTCAGGTTAGGATTTCCATCGAACATAGCCGTCATGTCTATGACCGATGAAACATCCCACTGGCCCACGTCAGGCGGGATTGTATAGCTTGAGGTGCGGAACATGGAGTGCATGGTCGTGACCATCCCCGTGTCCCATGTGCCCAAGTTCAGGAAAATCGTGTCAGCGGTTCCCCTGAACATGGAATGCATGGTCGTGACGCCAGAAACGTCCCCCGCGCCATTGAAGAGCGTCATGTTAGCGGCCCCGTAGAATGCGTCATTAAGTCGTGTCCAGCCCATCTGACCAAGGTTCTCAACCGTCCGCAGCTTCGTAACATCTCCTCCGTTATTGAAATAAATGTTAGGCATGGTGCCTGCGCATGTGACCGTATGCGTACCCGCTGCCGGGAAAGTTAGCGTACGGTTCGCATCGTTGAATGCCGTAACTGTCTGACCTGCCTGCCCTGACGCATCGGCAGTAGGGGACGATACAGTATAATCAAATACACCATTGTTCTGATGTGGGATTGTTATTGTCTCGTTAGCTGCTGTCGTCTCGAAGGTCATTACCAAATCGGTAGCCACAATGCTGTAGGTAAGGGGCTCGGTTCCCGAGAAGTTGCCCGACACGTCATACGTCTGGATGCCGGTGTTTTCTTCGAAGCTCTGATCGACCAGCGGTGTTTCCAGTACGGGCGCGACAATCTCTACCGTAATCTCAAGGTCAAACGTCCCGTCTGCCGATCCAGCAGCGTTAGTAGCCGTGACAGTGAAGGTTGTGCCCGCCTGCACATCCAGCACATCCGTATCAAAGGTTATGATGCCTGTGTTTTCGTCAATGCTGACGCCTGCAATGCTAGGAGTTATCCCGTAGGTTTCCACATAGCTCGTTGAGAAGTTACCAGACACGTCATACGTTTGGATGCCAGTGTTTTCTTCAAAGCTCTGGTTGACCAGCGGCGTTTCCAGTACGGGCGCTTCCAGTAAAAGCTGGTTGGAGCGGATAACGGAAGTGCCTTCCGCGTTTGCAGCGGTCGCCACTACGCGGTAGCGGGCAGCTATATTACTTGTCGGTACTGTGATGGTAACGGCGTCAGTGCTTCCAGCGATCTCCACACCGTCAGCGGTCCACACCCAGCTTGAGGATGTCTCTGTGCCGTCCCAGACAGGTTGTTGCGTTAGCGTCAGTATCTCGTTTGGCAGCACTGTACCTGCAATGACGGGCGCAGTGACAATTTTTGGCCCGGACGTGCCACCACCGCTCCGACGGAACGGGCGAATACGCCGCGTCCCCATGAGACGGGAGTTGGCGGCGTTGGGTATCCGCATCTTGCTGCTGGGCATTAGATCGGCCCGTGGTAGACAGCTGCTTCCTTTATGGAACCCGATGTGATCTGCACGCCACTGGCGATGACGTCCGCCGCGATGACCATGGAGTGAAGGCCGGGGAGGCTATTCGCCTCCGCACGGTCATCCCAGCTAAGGCTGTTGGTCGTGTCAACGTAGACACCCTTACCGCGAGCCTCGACTTGCTGATCTACACCAAGGTCAGGAAGCGTCACCCATGTGTCCGGTGGAACTACAAGAATGCTCATGCTTCAGTCCTCCCTTAGAACCAGCCATTTTCTGCTGGTGTTACCATCAGCGAGAATACTGCCACTTCGTCAGCTGTGCCTCCGGCAATCGTCGCTGTCATCGGACGGTCCTCGGAGAGAGGTGCCAAGTTCAGCTCGTTCATGCCAGTGAAGACGATGCCGGGGGTAGTCAGATCAATCGCCTGCGTGTTGATGATCTGCTCTGGCAGGCCGTTCCACGCTGGAAGCGTGAGGACCAAGGTGCCAGTTGTCAGGGCAGCATGGTTGACGATGCCGCGAATGAAGACGCCCTGCGTGACGTCGCCCATTGCCTGTGCTGTCGCCACGTCGGCGGGTGCAGTCATCAGGATGTTGGCTTCGTATGTCGCACTCAAACGCTGGCCGTAGCCAGAAGGACCAGTCTCCAGCGGTTTGCCGAGATAGGTTACGTCGAATGCTTGGTGCGTGTAGCGGCGGCGACCGTCGTTACGATCTGCGGGTACTTGAGACATAATGTCCTCCATTTAAGTGGTCGGGGCAAATCCCTAATGGTGGCACTGTACAACGAAAAAGGGCCGCTGCATAGCGGCCCTTTGACTTTTGGTTTTGAACCAGTATTACTGGCCCGGGCTACCCCAGAAGGAACGTGGGTCCATGCACGAGAAGGCATAGCGTTCGTAGGCCATGACCTTCATAGTCTGGGTCTCAGAACCGTCACCTTCTTCAAGGTCAAGGCTCTCACGATCCCAGTGCGTCATGCCTTCGCTGACGTCAGTCACGAGGAACCAAGCGCGAGGATCACTCAGGTAGTTGTTCACACGATATCCGTCAGGAACCATGCCCAGAGCTGCCGACGCCTTGTCGTTGTCGGCAGTGCCGACACGACCGGACGTGGTGTTCATCAAGCGGTCAGCAGTGAACTGCAAGCCGTTGGGAACAACCATGCGCTTCGGCTGAACCGATACACGCAGGCCACGCTCGTCCACGTAGTCAGCAATCTGGATGATCGCCGCTTCGAGGGAGGTTTCGTTAAGGTCCGCATTTGCACCAGACACGTTCGAGAACGTGTCACCGTTTTTCAACGGGTGGGCTGCGTTACAGATGGACACCCCATCGCCCGTCGTCTGCGTCGTGAAGACTTGGTCAACGAAGGCCGCTGCGCGAACTTCCTTGGTAATCTTCATCGAGCGCTTCAGAGCGCGCGTGTAGCGTGGAACCAGATCGAAATACTGATCGTCGTTCACAGCTTCGCGAGTAATCACGAAACCGAGAGCATAGGCGATCATCTCGACACGGCCCTTCCATGTGTCTGCCGCCTGATCGAAAGCAATCGGCGCACCGGGAGCTTTCTCAGGTGCCAGACCGAAGGCACTTTCCATCACGTATTCTTCATAGGCCTTCTGCGACCCACGAGATGTGAACACGTATCCATACTGGTCCTCGTAGTCCGAGTATTCCATACCGAAAAACTCGATGATACCCGGCCAGAGGTGCTCTTTTAGAGCGGCGCGGTTAATAGCTGCCATTGTTCAAGCCCTCCTTAAGCGGCATCTGAAGCAGTACCCTGCTGCAGAGCAACAGACACTTCAACGATGGGTTCAGCGTTTGTCCATGCGTTCCCCGGGAGGTTCACAAGACGGTGAATGACCAGTGGGCCTGCGCCCAAGGTCGCGACATAACGGCTATCGCCGTAAGGGACACTACCAGCAGCAGCAGTCAGGGCCGCAGGGGCTCCAACAGCAGTCGCTTGAGATGCAGGTGCCGACAGCTTCACATGAAACATGCTGTGCGCAGGCATTGCAATGTGCGCCACAATGTCAGAACGGCCAGTGTTGCCATCCCAATAATTGCGGAACTCATAGTCCCCATTTGTGTCAACATACCGGCATCCGAAAAAGACGCCGAGTATTGCGGCGGTGGTAGTACCGCTCGCTTCTACGTATCCGCCGTTTAGTACGACGGGATCGCCCGTAAAGATTGCGTCGGCGGTGGCGGGGTCAATCAGGAACTCATTCAGGTTCCCAGTATAGCCCTCCATACCTTGCGATCTTCCGAGCCTCAGTCCAAAGCCTGCCATGTTGTGGCCTCCTCTATCTCTGGCTCATACTTGCAAGTGCTTGACCCGCTTCCCGCCCATCGAGCGTTCGCGTGCCACGGTCCTCCTCAACAGCATCGCGACCAGCAAGACCCTGAAGTTCATTGGCACCGCGAACGCTGTCCTTTGAACGACTGAGATAATGCTGCTGACGCTGCTGAGCGAAGGCTTCGGGAAGTCTCATAAGAATAAGACCCCCTGTCCGAGCGTACCCGTCCCCCTTGTCTTCATCGACAAGAAATTCTTCGGGCAGCGCATCGATCCTCACCCTTTCATACCCCTCACGCAGTGCCATTTGGACGTTGCGAGGAATGTGAGAGCCATTGACGTACTCCGCTACCCAACGGTAACGGTATTCGCCAGTGGCAGGTGGGGTTTCCAGCACGTTGGCTGGTGACCATCGATCCATGGGAGGGCGTTCACGGGCCGATGTGGCATCCACAGCGCGGCTATCCGCGCTACGGGTACGTTCTGCATCTGATTTCTTACTGGTCATCGTGTCACAATGCTCCCCTGAACTGGCTGCGAAGGCAAGATGCCCTTCTGAACAGCGGCTTCACGGTTCTTGAGCATGCGCTCTGCTGTCTTGGGATCATCGATGTCAATCCCCATACGGCGGTATCCTTCGGCAATCGACTTGCTGATACGGCCTTTGATCGGCGTGTTTGGTTGCACTTGCTGACCTCCCGAGGCCCGTGTTTCAGGTGTGCCGCCGAACCGATCAGGGTATCTTTGGCTTAAGGAACGGTCGATTGCGTCGAAATATTCCTTACTTCCGACGGACAATACACCAGCTTCTCTGATCTGTCGATCTATCTCGTGAGAAGCCTTTGTCATGGCAGCATCGACACCATACCAGTCGGCGTGCTTCTGCTTCCAGCCTTGAAGGTTGCTGTCGTCCAGATCGCCACCCTTGGGTGCCGACTGCTGCTTGCGCTCAGCCGCCTTGACCTGTTCCCGCCAGTTGGTGAGATCGGCATCCCGGCGCTCTACCTTGGCAACGCTCTCGCTCAGCAAGCGCTGGGCTTTCGCGATCTCAAGGCCTTCACCGTCGTCATACGCCTGCGCCAGCTGCTTCTCTGCAGCAGCAACCGCGTTCTCGGCTTCCCTCTTGGCATTCACCAGCTCGTTGTCCTTCGCCGTGATCTGATCGATCTGGCTCTGACGCTTCTGCTGGGCTGTCATGCCCTCTACTGCACCGCTAATGCGGGCAAGACGCTGCTCAAGGGCAGTCATCTTGTCATCTGCAGGTGCCGAAGTTGGTTGTTGATCGCCCTCCGCGACTACCATTCCCCCTCCGGCACCCTCACCCTCCGCGTTGCGGAAGACCTGTGGTCTCTTAAAAATCAGCATGGTATTTCCCATCCTTTATCGATCAGTGACACCGGCTGCGTGTCGTTCAGAAAGCCAAGACGCTGCCCGTT